GGGTCGGGCAGTCCGGCCAGCCAGTACAGGAGAGTGACAAAGCCTGAGCAGTCTGAGTTAATTGGCGTGACGAGTGGCCAGCGACCAATCTCGTCCATGCGCTTTGCGCCCTCGGTGTAGACCTCTTGAGTTGACTTGGAGTGCTTCTGGAACCAATGCGCCCAGTCGACTAAGTGCTGTTGCTGTGGTGTGTTCATTTCTTATTTCCTTAGATAGATCCGGTGGATGCGCCCAAGTATTCGAGCTGCGCGAATGTGGTGGTTGAGCTAAGAGGTAGCGAGTTTCCGTTGACAGTCTGAGTAGCGGATGTGAGCAGGTTAAACGAAACCGAGTTGGGGTAAGTTCCACCGCCACCCTGCATTGGGATAACGAATGAGCCGGTAGACCAAGTCGGAGCCGTGGACGAGGTGGTGACTCGGCTTGTGTAGACAACATGGTTGTTTGCCGCTGAACCACCAGCGAATGTTGCGCTCATGGCGTAGACGCTTGAGGTGGCGTTTAGAGCGCAGGAGACAAACATAGTCACTCGGAAAAGACCCGAACCGATACCGGCAGGGATAGTGATGGTGTTTCCTGAAAACGTGATTGAACCAGCGAGCGAAGCGGGGCTATTGGTAATCGTGTTTGGTGCGCCCGAGGTGAAGATTGCAGCACCGTTGGAAAGGCTTTGGTTTGTGGAGTTAACGACCATGATGTATGGACGCGCGTACATCAGCGAAAGGTTGTTGACGATTTGGTTGTACTGGGTCGAGGTGGCCGCTTCGCCTGAGTTGAATTCTTGAGCGGTTGACCAAGAAGTGATGGATGTTGGATTGTGTGGCATTTTGTCCCTTAGAGGTAGTCGTTGTTGGAGTCAAAAACTCCGTAGGTTGCGTCATCAAATAGCATAAAGAACGTTTGTGGCGTTGAGTTCTGCCCGCGCTTGGGATACGGATCTAGCGTAAAGGACGAATGCCAATAGCCAGGGTCGGCTTGGAAGTCGTGTCGAATGCTTTCGATGACCATCGCCGAACTAATCGAACCGGCCGTGGATGCGCCGTTAGGGGTTCGCTTGAGCAAGACCACGTCATCGACATAGCGGACCAGCATCTCGGGCAGGTTTGCGCCGTTGTTGGTTTCGCTTCGCAGCTCGACGTTGCCGATGCGGGGCAGAGGGCTTTGGTAGAGGTTGCCGAGGTAAATGGCCTCTTGATTGGCTTGCTCGTTGGTCACAGAAACGACGTTGCTCTTGGTCAAAGTCGAGAAGCCATAGAGCGGTTCGTTGGCGGTGTTTTCGTAGGTCTGAACCGTACCGTTTTGAGCCGTGATTTTCACCGTGGTCCAAACGTCCGCGTCATCGCGAAGCACCTGGAGAGTGGTGGGCTCGTAGAACGTAGTCACAGAACCGCCAGCGGTGTCGCTCCAAACATCTGCGCCCGAGGGGGTCGCATTGTTCGTGGGGTTGTAGAGGTAAGCCTGAGTGTCGAACTCTAGGGTTCCGTCAGGCTTTTGGTAGAACGCGCCAACGTCGGTGTCGGTGACTTGCTGGATTAGGTCTAGGGCCGTCGAGCTTGTGACCGCTGTTTGGAATCCCTGAACAAAGAACGCGCCAGCGTTAGCCGACCAAGCCACGTCATTGACGTAGTAGTTAGTAGGCACGATTGCGCCAGCCGTAATAGATCCATAACCAGCCAAGACCAAGACCTCGGCAATGCGGTCTCCCGAAGAAATGACGTTCTTGAGTAGCGAGCCAGCGGCGAACCGTTGCTTGATTTCAGCCTGAATTGTGGCCAGCGCCGATACGCCTTGAGTGATTACGATTTCGTCGATGTAGTAGTTGGCAGGTTGCCAGGACAAAGTTCCGGCGTTGTAGTTGCCAATTTGGAGCGAGTAAGTACCCGCAGCCAAAGGTAGTGCGCGAGTGCCGTGGGAGAAGTATTGGCCGTCGACATAGATGTAAGTCGGGTAAGCGCCACCGAGCGTTTGAGTCCATTGGACTACGCCGATGTGATGCCAGTTGCCGTCGGCGATTTGGATGAGCGTGTCTTGGGTGTTTCCGCTCACGTCCGTATAGGCGAGAGTTCCGTTCGGTGAGACATAGAACTGAAAGCCCAAAGACAGGGTGCTGATGATGAAGTTGGTCTGCGAGGAATTGCCAATAAACCAAAAGTCAATGCCATTGACCTGAGTGGAGAGCGAGCCGAGGACCTTGGGGTTGCTCAATTGCAGGTAAGCAACGTTTGTGCCGTTGGTCTGACCGTTGGTGAGGTCGATAGCCGTGTCCACGTCATAGAGCAAAGTTCCGGCGGTGTTCAGAACCGCGCCCGAAACCTGACCGTTGTAGGTGCTGATTTGGTCGGGCATGGCTCCGATACCGTCGCAGCGATACCACGAAAGAGCGTTGGCAGACTTGGCGTACTGTGACCAAAACTGCGGACGGTTCATGTACAGCAACGACAGGTACTTGGTGTTGTCCGTTGCCGTGAGGATGATGTCTTGGTTCAACTGGTCGGCGGTGCGCTCTTCGGCGGCTTCGGTCAGTCCCCAAAAGATGGGGTAGGTCGTTGCTCCTACCGTGGCCGTGACCGTGATTGGCAAGCGAGTTCGGATCACCGCGCCTGTGCCGTTGGTCGTTCCGTTGAGGAAGTAGCCGGTGCGGTTGTCCAGGGTCATGCGGATAGTGCTGGACTCGATGCGGTCGAGGAAGTGCTGACGGCCTGAGCTCGTGGAGAAGTCGCGCACCCATTGGGTCACGTCTGTCCAGGTCTGCGTAAGGGTCTGCAGGTTGGTCGGGTTAAAGGCGATTTGAACGCTGAGCGTAGGAAGCGAGGCTAGAGCGGTCACTTGTTAGTTCCTCCCCATTGAGCGAACAAGGTCTTCATGGTGCGCACGTCTTTGAGCATTTGGTTGCGGACAGCCTTGGCTACTGCGTCGATGAACTTTTGGTTTTGCAGGAGCGCACCGGCAAGAGCCTGAATGTCGATTTCAATGTCAATGTCGCTGACCGGCTCGCCGTTGAAAGATGCCTCGCCCGCCATTAGTTAGTGACCCTAACTCGAACGCTGTTGCGCTGGGCAATGCTGTTTTGGGCTTGGCTGAATGGAGCTACATAACCGCCACCACGTTTGGAGATTCCTCGACCGACCTCTTGGAGTCCACGCTTTTTTAGAGCGGCGTCTCCGTAGGCTCCGAATGCGAGTCCGCCAAGAGCTGCAAGAGCAAAGCCCGCGGCCATAGCAGGAGCAAACTTGCCGTACTTGAATACGTCAGCAGCAAGACCTCCGCCTCCACCTCCCTTACCGAGCAAAACTGCGGTGTTCTCTTGGAGGGCTACTGTGTTGGCGTCGGTAGCAACTACCTGAGCAGTCTTGCCGAACAGCCCAGCAATGCCCTTGACGAGGTTGGCAATCTTGAGGCCGACTGATGCAGCGAAAGCCGCGCCAAGGGTAATTCCGACAGCCTCGACTGCGCCCTTGTCCTTGAAGAAACCGTTGAGCCCCGAGAGCAACTTAGAAAGCGCGGGGAGGACTACCTGACCAACAGAGATGAGAGCGTTGGTGAGGTTCGCCTCGAAGATTTTGAGTTGTGGGCTGAGTTGCTTAGCGGCATCTGCGAACGAGCCTGCCAGCGAGGTAGCGCCACCGCCAGCGACCTGCTGTTGGACCTTGACTACGTCCTTGAGGTTCTTGATAAGGACCGAGGCCGCACCACCACCACCAGATCCGAAGACGGCGTTGGTGTATTGGCTGAGTGGTCCGCCACCCTTGATGGCTTGCTCGTTGATGTCCTTGAGCAACTGAACGACGTTGCCTGAGCGCACGTCTTTGCCAAGTTGAGCCGCGTTGAGTCCGACCTTGGCAAGTCCGGCAGCATAAGCCTTGGTGGGCTGTTCGACCTTGCCTAGGGCGTTAGTGAATGATGCAACGGAACGCGAGGGAAGTCCGACCTTGGCAAACTCAGCACCAAGGGGAATGATTTGGCTGAGCTTGAGGCCGTAGTTGGCGAGGGCTACTCCGACTCGACCTTTGAGCATTTGCTCTTCGGCTTGGAGGCCACCAACAAACGACTTAGATCCGGCAACCAGTTTGCCGGTAAGGGTGGTGATGTCCATTCCCTTTGCGATTTGCAAAGCCTGAACAGAGACAATGGCCTGAGTTGTGGAGACTACGTCTGAGTTAGTAATGACCGCAGCCTTAGCCGCGTCGTTGAGCAACTTGTAGGACTGAGCGCCGGTGATTCCCGCTTGGCTGGTGATGAGCGCAGCCTTAGCGAGTTGGTCTGCGCTGATACCTGTTTGGTTCGAGGTGTCAATGATGTGACCGCGTAGTTTTTCAATCTGTACGTCAGTCAGGTTGGACTGGTTCTTGACCGCGTCCAGAGACTCGTTGAGCTTCATCGCGGCATCTACGCCATAGCCAATCGCAGCGATGCCGAAGCCAATCATGGCTGTTGAGGCTTTGTTGGCGAATGCCTGGGTCTTAGACGAAGCAACGTCGGCGGACTTGCCGAATCCGAGCATCTTGCCCTCGGCTTTGTCCATCTTCTCCATGTACTCTTTGGTTTCGGCAAAGAGGGTGACGATTACTTTGCTTAGATCCATTAGGCGTCTTGTGCCTTTCTAAAGAGTTCTTGTGCGAGGTTATTCAGGCGGGGCAGAATGCGGGCCACGCCATCTTCGGCGAATGGGAACTTACGAGAACGCGATGTGCCGTAATCGACATAAGGCGCGTACTTAATGTAGGTTCCGGTTTCCGACTTGTAGCCGGTGGCCGTTCTTTGGGTATTGCGATAAACGAATGAGTTGCGGAGGTTGCCGGTGCGCTGGGTCGGCCTTGGAGGGGTCGCTGGTCCGACGTAGTAGGTTCGTCCTGACTTAGATACGCGCTGGGAGCCAGCAGGACGTGGGTTAAACCCCTCGGCCTTGACGTTCGCTTCGAGCATCAGACCGCCTTGGGTCACGAATAGTCGAGCGGCTTCTAGGGATGCGGCTTTAATGTCAGCAATTTTGGCGATGAAGAGTTTGTCATCTACTTCAATTTTCACGCCGACTGAACTAGCCATTTGAGAGCTCCGAGTTTAAGTTGTCCAGGGCAGTCATCCACTCAACGATGTAGACCGGCTCGTCGAGATACTGCTCATGGGTGACGCCGAACTTTGTCCTGAACTGATACTCACGCCATAGCGCAAACAGTTCGGGGTCGGGTTCGACTTCTTTGCCTCTAAGTGCCTCCGCTAACCGATTCAGTCGGCGATAGGCGCTTTTGGGTCTTTGACTCCATCGGGTCCGAACTCTTGAGTGCGGTTGTACTCATCAGCGCAAGCCTCTGATAGTTGGTCAAAGGTGGCTTTGGGTAGATCTAGAACCGAGTCGTCAGTCGGGAGGTCCCCGAGGGTCCACGATGAAACCATGGCAACGATTAACGCAGCCTGATACGCCGTGAGACCCTCTTGGTCCTCTTCCGATAGATTGCCGATGACCCCCCATGTGCCAGGGTTCTTGTCATCGAAGCCAAGTTCAGCGAGTTTGACGGCTGAGGTCGCAGCTCGAAGATACGCTTTGGAGACCACGCGAGATTGACGCTCGGTGATTTCCTCTCGGTTTTTGATGACTGCGCTCTGTCCGTTTGGTAGTTCGATGAGTGGCATTGTGTCCCCTTTCTAGGTGGCTTAGTAGCCTGTTTGATACGCGGTTGAAACGCCGTTGATAGTGGTCGTTGCGATTGGGCTGTAGCCAGTCGAAGCGTCCGTAGCGTTGGCGTTTGCCGTAAATGATACTTCAACCTCGGTGTATTCCTTACCGCGGGTGCGCTTAACGTCGTGGAACTGAACGCTGGTCATGGTGACTGCGAATGAGTGTCCGGTGTCGTTAGGGTCGGTCATCGTGATTACAACAGCCTGAGGTGAGCGGGTCAAAGCGTAGGCGCTAGATCCAGTTGACCAGGTGTCGGCGTTGCTGTCGACTACTGCGGTGAACTTTCCGGTCACTTCGAGCGGTCCAGCGAAGTTGACGTGAGGAGCCTGAGTACCCATCGTGAAGATTGGGGCAGTCTTGCGAGCCAAGGTCAACTCACCAGTTGAGATGTAGTTGTAGGTGGTTCCGCCAACTGAAATGGTGGTGTCCCAAGCAGGAATCATGTGCTCAGTCGAAAGGCTCAAGCTTGTGAATGGGCTTGGGGCAGTAGTGGCTGAGGTGTAAGGGTTAGCGAAGAACTTGACAGTCGCTTCGGCTGCGGCTTCGGCTCCAAAGGTGATGCCAAGGCTGTCGGCCTGAGCGCCGGTCATGGTGAAGTAGTTCGCACCGTCAAAGTCCATGATGGAGAATGAGCGGGGCTGTGAACCGTTAGTCGCGTTGTTGTACAACTTGATGACGTGGGTGTACGGACCAGCACCGGAGATGGTGTCGTTTCCACCGAGGACTGAGGTCACTAACCAAGGGAATGTGTCAGCGTAGAGGTAGAACTTCGCGTCGTATTCATCGTGACGGACACCCTGAACTTGGTCATAAACAACCGTTGGTGATCCACGCAAAGCCTCGTCGCGCAAGAACGTCTGCATTGGAGTCACCTGTGGCGAAAATACAGGGATGTAGACCGGAGTACCGGCTGGAGGGGTTGTGCCTCGGGTGGTCTCTTGCAAGAGTCCGAGATAACTGTTGGCTACTAAAAAGGCCATTTAAGGCGCTCCTTTGGGTTGTGGGGGTTGGGTTAGGCGGTTGGGTTTGCGGGCTCTACAGGGGCTTCTGTGGGCTCTACAGGGGTGTCTACGGTCGTGGGGGCGGTGAAGCCACTCCAACGAGCGTCGGGTGCTTCGCTGATGTCGTAAGTCTCACCTGGTACGGCCTCGAGGCTCGCGCCGTCGATGTCGGAATAGATGAGAGTCTCGTCACCGTTGAATGTGAACTTAGCCATGATGCTCCTTATGAGTCGATTTCTTCCAGCACCATTACGCGGATGTTGGAATAGGTTTGGGTGAGTTGCGAACCTGCTTTGAGGTTGCGCGGGTAATACGAAGTGACCTCGATGTCCGGGCCGTTGCCTTGGGGGTGTGGACCCTCTCCCCATACAAAGACCACTCCAGGCGCACCGGCGTTTCGGTCTGCGCGAATGGCTGCGATGAGGCTGTCGAGAAAGGCTTCGTTCTGAGCTGCGGCATCTTCGGCCTGAGGCTCAACGGATCTAAAGTAGCAATCGAGGATAAACGAGTATTCCACTACCTTGCGACCATTGTGCGCTCCACCTAGAGCGATGCGGTTTTCGCGCTCGGTTTCAATCCATAAAAAGATGATGCAACCCGAGGTGTGGTTAGGGTCAGCACCGTTGTAGAACTCGCCCTCCAAAGTCAGTTTGGGTGGGAACGGCTTCACGCTGGTTAGGTACTCGATGTTGGCGTTCTCTAGGTAAGAGGTAATCGCCTGACGGACTGTGGCCCGAGACATTACGCACGACCCCAAACTTGGATGAAGTCATCGAGCAGGTCATAACCGGCTGCTTCGTCGTATGCCTGAGAGACGGTTGCCGAGGATGTTGCGACTGGCTCGCCGAGTTCGTTGATGACCAGTCCACCGGCTCCGCGCTCTTTGGCCATAGCCACGATGAAGTGGATGACCGCTTGCTTAACGGTGGCGGGCATGGTCGAGACGTTGGTGTCTGTGGTGTGGCTGTAAATCAGCGGGCTAACGGTCGGGATAGTGAGACTAGATCCGTTCCATGAGCTTGAGATGACGAACTGCTCGTCCTTGGCTCCGTCCCAAATCGTGACGGTCATGCCAGGGTAAAGTCCAACGGCCGAGTCCACGATCAGCGAGGTGTCCCCTGCGGTAATCGCGGCTGAGGTGAATGTGTTGGCAAAGCCGTTGACGTAGGTGTACTGGCAGAACTGCATCTGACCTGCACCCCACGCGCCTCCGACCATGTTGAGTCCGCCAATAGAGGTGGCTTGGCTCAGGCCGTACTGGTTGGTGATGATGAACTGATAACGCTCAATCGAGGTGTTCGAGTCGTTGAGTGGAACGTTGTTCATGCCCGACCCTGGCGCATAGCCGAACTCGAAACTCTTCAGCTCGAGGATGGGCCAAAAGTAGGGCTGGATAACGAACTGCCCGAGGCGGTTGGCTGAGTAGCGTCCGTTCTCGGTGTTGACCGTGGCGCAGAGTGTTCCGAGTGCTCCGAGGCAGTAGTTGTCAGCCTTGGCTGATGCCTTGACGATGAGGTCTTGGAGAGCGATAGTCTGAGCGTTGAGGCTGGCGTTTGGAACCAAGTTGGTGAAGTCCACCGATGAGGCTGTGGCCGAGTTAAGAACCTCAGTCACGCTGACGTAGGGGGAGATGATTCCCTCGGTCTTGATAAACGGTGCGACTACTCCTGGCATGACTTATTCCTCTGGCGTTAGATCTGTTGAACCGCACTTACCGCATTTGTCACGGAAGAGCGATGTGAAGTAGCACGAATTGCAGACGTAGCCTCTAGCGCCTCGGAACGTGGTTCCGGTGGCTGCGTAGTCGCCAGTCTTGACGAGTTTCTTACCCAATGCGTCGTCGACGTGGAACGTGCCGTCCTTGTCGCGCTTCTTGATTGGGCCGTCTTCTCCGAGTTGGATTTCTTGGAGACCTGGGTTTGAACCGAGGATTTTCATTTGATGCTCCCTTTGCGAAGTGGCGGGGAGCCGGTCAGGAGAAAGGGGAAACTCTGACCGGCTCAACCCGCGATGGCTAGTTATTCACTAGCGAGTGAGTCCTCTGTTTAGAGGATTCCGGTGATGATTCCGGACCACGCTGGAGCGTGGAACGCAAGCGTACCGTAGGTGTAGGTGCTGAGGTCTCGACTCATGCCGATGGCGGGCCAGTCGATTACGAGACTGTCCACCACATTGTTTGCCGTGACTGTGGTTGAAACACCAGAGTCAGGGAAAGGCAACTGAGTGGAGTGGATGACTGCAACACCTGCAGGCATGAAGCGGTGGGCCATTACGTCCACGAGCTTACCGGTGGCTTCGTTAGCGATAGCGCCAACTACTGAACCGATGCCTACGCCATTGTCGCCACTCTCCAAGGTAAGGCGGTAGCCCTGAGTTGAAGCGTTGCTCTGAATGGTCTTGCTCAACTCGCGGCGAACTGCAGCCGTGGTCAAGATCCAGTCGGGGTCAGCCTGAACGCTGTTGAACAGCGAGACGAACGCGGTCTGGAAGTCTCCACCAGGCTCGGAGGTCGACAACGTGCCGTTGAGGGCGTTGATGTATCCCGAGTAGGTAGGGTTGGTCAACTCTGAAACGAAGCCGTCGTAGCCTGAGGTTCCGAGGGTCGTTCCACCGAAGACGTTTCCGTTAGCGGAACCGTTGTCGGCTGAGGTTGATGGGGCGGTGGTGACAACTGAGAAGTTGGCTGGGCTTGCGCCTACAGCGTTAACTACAGTTGAACCCTTGTACAGCGAACCACCGATGGTGACGTACACGTTGATTCCGATAGTACCGGCAGGGACGTTAGCCAAAGCCGAAACCTTGATACCCTGACCAGCAACTGCGGTGACTGAGCCCGATGGCACGATGGCCTGTGACTCACCAGCCGCGCTGGAGAACGTGATGTATGGCGATGACACAGCACCGGCAGGAAGACCTGAACCAGAGACAGTTGCGTCGAGCGCGATGGTGGCGGTGGACGAGGTGACAACCAAAGCGGTCGACACAGCGTTCAGCATGTTGTTCTCTTCACCGAGCATGTGTGACCATAATGCGGCGGTGTGTGACAGTTGCTGAAGATCGGTATAGCCGAGTGAGGCATACTGAGCTTGGAGCGAAACGGAGTCCGAGATACCCTGCTCAACGAAAGGCTTGACAATGCGGTCAGCCGAGTATGAGATGAGGTTTGGACGGTTCAGAGTCACGCCGTTGAATGAAGCGGTGTTTGCGTTGGAGTTGAAGAATGTGTTCAGGTTGCCAACGCCGCCGGTGCGGGAGTTAGAAACACCGAGGATTCGACGGAATTCCAAAGCCTGACCAACTGCACCAACGCGGGCAATGCTGTTGCGAAGAATGAAAGTCTTCGGTACGAGCATTTCCAGAGCGGGCTGGAGGTCGTAAGGGACCAAACCGATGCTTGTGTATGGAGCACCGGACAATGGGTTGGTAAGGGTCCATTCCTTGACGATGTCAGTACCGGCGAGTGCAGACTCAACGGCGGCCAACTGGTCGGCGGATACGGACTTGCTGAGGTCGTCACGAAGACGTGCTCCAGCAGACTTGACGATTCCAACGCCGCGCTCAAATGAGGCTTCGCCTCGAGCTGCTTCTACACGGCCTCGGGTCTGGCAAGCGGCTAATGCCGACTTGTAAGCCTCGAAGCGGTCTAGGCGCTGTTCCTTTGGTAGTGCACCAAAGAGTTCGTCAATGGAGGGGGCTGTCATAGCCATAATTTTTCTCTCCTATGAGATGGGTAGTGGGTTTAGGGGTACTGCTAGTTCTTCGCGATTGCGTCTGCGTCTTGCTCTAACTTGAGAGCCTTTTCAACGTAGGCGTTGCGAAGTCCGGTGTCGATTACCTGCGATGCGGTGCGACGGTAGCGATCCGCCTCTGCGCGCAGTTGGTCAACCTGGGCTGATTTGGTGGCTTGGTTCTGCGACATGCGCAGGCTTGGGCCACCTGGTACTGCCATCTCCTTGACTGCAGCGAGGTCGGCCTTTAGGAGTTCGAGCTCCTCTTTTGCCTCCGCCAGCGCGGTCTTGGTGGTGGTGTCGTCAAGGCCGAGTGCCTTTACGATTTCTGAACGCAACTCAGCGCGAACCTCTTCGGTCGCCTCTGGTGCGCTTGCTGACTTGATTAGGTCGGCTGATACGCCGAGTCCCATGTATGACATCATGTCGTAGTCCTTGTCTTCGTCCCATCCGGTGAATGGGGCTTCGGTTTCATTTTCGCTGGCTTCATCGGTCCACCAGTCGAGGAAAATCTGTAGTGAGCAGAGTAGTTCGCTCACGTCGCAAATCTCGTCCTCGTCGCCGTTGAGCATCTCGTCGAGCTCAGCCTTGATGAGGGCAATGAGTGACGCGCGTACAGCGTTGAGGTCTGCGAGGTTGTGCTGGTTGTCGTCGGCCTTTGCAACGTCGGCATCGGTCGACTTAGTCCAGTCTTCGGGAATCATTGACTCCTTGCCCATAGCCTTAGCGCGGGCGATGATGTGCTCTTTGACCTTTGCCTTGTCCTTTGCGCGTCCGAATGACTGGATGGCGTTCTTTAGATCTCCAACAGTCTTGATGGGGTATGAGCCGTCGGGGAGTGCCTGACCGGCTGAGGCCATGTCCTTGCGCTCAGCGTCGGTGAACTCGCGCTTCTCAACCTCTGGCTCGTCGCTCTTGGGCTGGTCGGTAATGCCGGTGTCCTGGCGCAGGTTGGCTGCAGGGTGTGAGGGGTCTTCCTGGATGATGTCGATTGGGCTGTTCTCGGGGCGGAGTCCAGTTCCACCGCACATCTCGCAGGTGAGCCACTCGTTGTTGTTGGTGTGGACTTTGCCCTCGCCTGAGCAGTCGGTGCAAACGAGGTTTGCGTCCTCGTTGGTGCGACCCTCGGCGGCAGGAGCCTCGGTCATAACGGCTTCTTGCAGGATGTCGTCGGCCTTAGCGATTTCTGACATAACTAGTTCTCCATTTACTGATTTGGCGATTTCGATTCGCGCGTTGCTGTTGGCCGGTCTATCGACTAAAGAAATTTCCACGATTTGCCCGCCGGTGATTACTCCGTTGGGGGCCTCGTCAGACTTCATCACTTGGGCTTGCTTGATACCGATGGAGTAGCCCTTGAGGACTCCCTTGCGGACCTTTGCTTGAGTGACTGGATCTACAACTTCAGATTTTAGCATCCACTTGTCGCCATCGGCGTTGAGCTCGATGCCTACACCGGCTGCGATGGACGAGTGCTGTTCGCGAACGTTCGCACCAGTCTTGAACCATTGGGGCATGGCGGTCTTCAACCAGCCTGGGTCGCAAATCTGCTGGTCGAGGTCCAGCGTTGGGTCGGTGGCTAGACCGTAGACGTACAAAGAACCGTCTTCGGCTTCCTTGTAGGTCAGGTCTCCAATGCCAACGTAGGTAATTTCTTGGGCCATTTTGTTATTCTCCTGGTAAGGGTGAGATGGTGCAACGGCAGTTCGGGTGTGAACTGTCGCTAGGTACGTCTGTGTCGTCAATCGGGTGCGGGTTCGCCGCTTCTGCGTCTAGGCAGATTTGGCAAGCGTCGTCATAAGCCAGCCAATACCAGTCCGTCAGACCGGCTTCGGTATAGGTGTCGAGAGCACCGGCGTTGTAGGCGGTGTTGGTCTCGGTGATGGCAATCATGTCGGCGCGGTAGGGGTCGGCTATGACTGCGTTGATTTGGTCGGCAATGTCCGAGGCACTAGATCCGTTAGCCACGCCGTCGACGATGGCGGTGCGGATTCGGGTCAGGCTGGTTTGTC